CATGAAAACTCCTTGTTCAATCGAGTTGGCAATCAGCCATCATACGAATAAAGAGTCCAAACAAAAAGCCCGACGCAATGGCCCGGCTTCGGCGAGCGTCACATCGCTGAGCGCTTGCCATTGCGGAAGAACAGGTAGATCAGTCCAAGGGGAGCGATAAAGATCGCGAACGCCCAGCACAGCATGATGGTGAGGTATTTTGCGATCACGAACGTCGAGGCGTTCCAGTAAAACTGGTTGTTTCCTACGATGTAGCTAACCACGCTCTCGTAGACGAACCTTGCGTAGGGATACAGTACGGTGTTGATCAGCACGAAGGTGATGAACCCAAAATTTGGCTGGTGCTTGCCGCTGACCGATACGGCGATCAGCAGTGCGGCGATGACGGCGCCGAATAGAAAGTGCCGCAGATACACCGGGCCACTCAACCCGCCAAACGTTTTTGCAAATAACGACCGCATGAGATTCCCTTCTAAATGATGACGACAATGCCATCATATAGACATCACCCAAATCTCAAAAGACTGCGAGACAACAAAAAAAACCCCAACGAGCCGTCGGGGCTTTATGTCTGGTTGTCATGCTGAAACAGCTGAACACCGTGCCATGAAAACAGGTGTTTATCCGCGTGGAAAGACTTTTTACGCAGCCTCCCGAATCGTCTCTAAAGCGCAATCGACCCATGCGACTCCGGCCTTAATGACCTCGCGCGCCTTTGCCTCACCGATGCCATTTTCCCTGCCAATTCTCAAAGCTGGCCATTTCGCGCCAAAGTACAACCAGATGAAATTCCCCATCTGTTGATCACGAATTGTCAGGCGGGCGACAGCCCCGTCCAACACCAGGGCTAGATCATCGGTTAATGAGTAGTTCTTAACCCCTCCCTCGCATGGTGTGTTGTCACGTATCAGTGCATAAAGCGGGGATATGTAACTTGGCACGCCCATTCCATCCATTCGCCAAAAACCCCATTGCTCCAGTAGCCACTCGGTATCTCCCAACGGTTTGCCGACGTACGTTCGCTTTTTCATGCGGCCTTCCTCGGGTACGGATCACTTAGTCCAAATAGGTCACGCAGTAACCGATCAGCAGGTTTGTTCTTGGCGTTACCTTCGATCAACCAGCGTTGGCCGAAGTCATGGAAACCAATCTGTGCTCGGCTGCCATGCCAACTCGCGACCATGTCCAGCAGATACGCGAGTGCGATCGGACCACCCAACTTAATCTTGGATAGCTCTTCGCCCGCGACCTTCAAAAACTGGCGCTCCAAATCACTCATACTCTTGCGCGGAAGCATTACCGCAACTCGATCACTCATTAAGTGTTTCCCCTGTACTTACTAGCGAAGGGACGATTCATCTCGACCTCTTCGTCAGACGGCTCTCGGTTACCGGCGAAGTTGACGAAACGGGCGTACTGGCCTTGCTGCTGAACGAGACAGGAGCCGACCGGCGCATGCCTACACTTGGGCATGATCAGTTCGGTAACGCCGTTCTGCCCCTCTTCGGATTCGTTGTCGCGGTGAACGAGGATAATGCAGTGGGCATCCGCCTCAATCTGGCCAGAGTCGCGTAGGTCGGAGGCGATTGGCTTCTTGCCCGGGCGATGCGTCGAATTGCGGTTCAGTTGCGCGAGCAGAATCACAGGCACCTCTAACTCCTTGGCAATGTTCACGATGCCAGTCGAGATTTTTCCCAGCTCCGAAGTGCGGTTGAACGCCTTGCCATCGGAGCCGATCAGTCCGATGTAATCGATCACCACCACGTCGAGTCCATGAGCGCGTTGCACCTGGCGGGCGATGCTGCGGATGCGCGCCACGGTCAGCCCGGATTTGTCGGAAACGAACAACGGAACATCAAGGATCTTGCTCACCGCTGAGGTCAGCCGCGGCCAGTCATCATCCTGCAGTTGACCATCATCGAGTTTTCGCAGGTCGATGCCGCCAATTGAAGCGAGCGCGCGGTTGCCCAGCTCTTCCTCCGGCATTTCCAACGAGAACACCATGCCGACGCCTGCACCGCTGCACGCGATGTGTTGGGCGATCTGCAGGCCGAGTGTGGTTTTACCGCTCCCCGGTAGCCCGGCCACGATGGTGACGGTCTTTTTCCGCAGGCCGCGGATCAGCTTGTCCAGATCCACCAGCCCGGTCGACAAACCTGACTGCACCGTTTTGTTGAACTTTGCGTCGATAGTGTCAACGTTGCGCGCTACCACCTCATCCATCCGCTTGTAGTCCGGCTCACCGGTTTGCAGGTCGCGCAGATCCGCCATTGCCTGCTGGGCGTTGGCGATGATCTCGGCGACCGGTCGGCTCTCGGTTGCTAGTTCGCGCACCGCGTCAGCAGCGTCCACAAGGCGGCGCAGCACGGCCCGCTCTGTTACAACCTTGGCGTAAGCCTTCCAGTTCGCGGTGCTGGGCGTGTTGCGTGCGAGCTCGCCCGCATAGGCCATGGTGCGGGTGCCGCTTGGCAAGTACTCGGCGAAGTCATGCAGCGTTACAGGGTCAACGGGACAGCCAGCCGCGTGACAGCCGATCATCGCCTGGAACAGCGCTGCATTCTCAGGGTCATGGAAGTCCGCCACCTGCACTTGGGTTGTAATGGAGTCGAATAAGTCGGAGTCCAACAACATGGCGCCCAACAAAGCGTGCTCCGCCTCATCGCTAAACAGTTCTCGTGTCATACAGCACCTCGCGCAGAAGCCCAGCTGAACCCAATGGCCTTACCGCCGGCCTGGCGCAGGCGGTCGAGCGCTCGATCTCCGATGTAACGAGCCAGATCCGCAGCAGCCAAGTTGGAAACCACGACAGTCGGCAAGACAAGCTGGTAACGGTGATCGATCACCTCATGAAGAACACCTAGTTCATATGCGCTGCCGCTTTGAGCACCAATTTCATCAATCACCAGCAAGTCGAAACTCGCCAGTTCGTCGAGGACATCTCTATCCGAATACTCGGCGCTGCGATCCATAGTGCTCTTGAAGACTCGGATGATCTCAGCGGCCGTGGTGATTACCGCTTGAGCCCCGTGCTCACGGATAATTGCCTGAACCATCGCGCAAGCGAGATGGGTTTTACCGTTACCGACGTTGCCGGAAAGGACAAGTGAACGGCCGGCAGCGTAGTTATCGGTAAATTGGGCAACATAGTCCTTGCAGGCACCTACAGCTTTGGCCATAGCAGCCGCCCCTTCAGCAGTCCTGTAGGTGTCGAATGAGCACCCGCTGAAACGCGGGGTAATACCAGAGCCTACGAGCAGCCTGTTCAGGTCTTCGGCTTTCTTCCTACCCCTCGCCACGATGTGTACCTCCGTCGACTTCGGAGCCGTGTGCAAAGCCTCCCAGTGGCAATGCTTGCAACCACGAGCCAACACAGAGCCGTCGAACTGCTCAATCTCGGAACTGCTCACCGAGCCATGCATCGGGCATTCGAGATCAAAGAAGCGGACACTAGGCTGTCTGCAAAAATTAGAAATTCGCGCCATTCTTAACCTCCGGATACATCTCTTGCGTATGGTTCGGCAGACCGTGAAACGCCGAGCTTGGGTTGGTGCCGGCCGGCTTAAGTACGTCATGCCACCGTTCACCGTTCAGCCACGTGGCGGCGTTCGGGATGTAGCGCCCGCCTTCCTTAGTCCAATCCTCTGAAACGCAGTGCCTGCCCAAAGCAGTGATCAGCGTTTGGTGCAGCTCGTCGTTCGGTTTTAGCTTCGCCCAGGCTTTGGCAGCGTCCTTACGTCCTTTCTTCTTCGGGTACAGCTTCCAAAATTGTTCAAACCCTTCCAACAGGTCCGGGTCCGGAGTGACCATAGGTTTAGGTTCATTGACTGGTTCAGAAGAGTGACTGGTTCTGGTGCTTTCTGGGCCTACACCCCCTGTAGGTTGTGGGCCTACACCTGTGCTTTCTGGGCCTACAGATGTGCTGTTTCGGCCTACACCTCCGAAGGTCAAAAAATACAAGTTCGTCGAATTACCCTTTGGGCCGTCCCTGTTCTCAATACGCAGCAAACCTTGAGCTTCCAATTGCTTGATATGCTTGCGCACAGTGCTCCGGTCGATCTCACATTGATCTGCAATGTGCTGGTAAGAGGGCCAGCACTCACCCTGGTCACTGGCGTTATCTGCCAACTTGATTAGCACCAGCTTGCGCAGAGGATTGCCGACCTTGGTTTTCATGGCCTTGATCATCAATTCCATGCTCATAGGTCAGAGCTCCATCTCGTCTGTCACACGCTTGATGAAGGCGTCATAGGATTCAGCCATGACGAACCCCTGATCCTCCAGAGCCTGTCGATACGCCTTGGCGCTGCCGTAAAGCACCCAGCGCTCACGCTCAGGGAGATTTCGGAAGCTGGCATAGGTAGGCCAAGGCCCGGCGATTTTGCAGGCTGTAGAGAGCTCGGGATGATGCTCTCGCAGAACACTCATCAGTTGTCCTCCTGATCGACAGGAACGAAATCGGCTTCACCATTGCGCATAGCACGCAGGCCCAGCACTGCCGCTGCCGCAACGCGTTCAGCAAAACCAATCTCAAGGTTCGTGTAGCGACCGCCCATACCGATGATGGCGAACTGAATTGCATGAAAAGCTTCGGTTTCGTCAAAAGCCGCCAATGCGCTGACTTCTTCATCGAAGAAAGTCATACCCTTTTCCCAGTCGGCAGCGACGCCAGGGTTGTTCCGGGGCCAATTGACCATGCGCCCCTGAACGTCACGAGCTGTAAAACTCAGGTCGTCGCGCGTACGAATCAGCGGATAGTTGATTAACATCAGCCGACGAGCTTGTTCACCACCAATAGCGTGTGCCATGATTAATACCTCTACGAGATGTGTTGTCCTGGTTGCACAGGACGATTTGATAAGCCCGGTTCCCGCCGGGTTTGTTACTTTCTGGACCGGGCGAATTTCATCATCCACCCGTTTTAAATAATGCAAGTCCTGTCCTGGCTGGCGTGTTCACGCCGCCTTCACCGATTCTTCAAGCATCAGCAAGCTCTGCCGCACATGGCCGATTTCTTTATGGATGCCTGCCTTCTCGATCTGCGTTACACGCCCATCAGCCATCGCATCATGGACAGCCCGGGAAACGTCCCCGGACTCAGCTGCCAGGTGCACCAAGGCTTGAACCAGACTTTTGCCTTCAGGCTTAACCAGCGGCACCAACTCGTACCCCAGAGCACTCGCCAGTAACTGCAACGGCTCAGGGTTCTTGCTGTGCACCAGAATCTGTAGGAACTGCTCCAGGTTCAGTCGGTGCGAATCGTCATTTGGGTTACTGCGGTTGAGCAATGCGGTGTGGCTCATGCCCATCAGGTGCGCCAGTTGCTTAGGACCCGCATCAAGCACTGCTTCATGAATTGCGCGATGTACCTGTTCCATCTCGGGAAACCCCTTCGTTGTTGTCGTGGCGGCACGTCTTGTCGATGAGCGAAACTTTGCTCATCGGATCAGGCGGCAGATTGCTCGGAGCTGGTAGGTGAATTGCGTAGATAAGCCCAGTCGATATCAGGACGCAGTTCTTCACACGTCACCGCCCTCCCCGACTCGCGATCAAGATTGATGGCGAGCCCGGGACCAGCTAGGCGATACCCGTAGGCAATCTGTTTGAGGTTGCCGACACTGGTGCCGCTTCGCTCTGCTAGAGCATCCAGTTGGGCCGGCTCCAAGGAGCGGATGAGGTCGAGTAGCGTCATGGTGATCTCCGAAAGAGCTCCAGATTACACAATGCTAAATTGTATAGCAATAGCGCCTAGTAATTTACCAACTGCTAAATCGAGACCACTATTCGCCTATGGATATGAAAACTCTTCGGGTCGACGCGCTGCGGCGCGTAATCGGCCAACTCAGCCAGAAAGAATTCGCCGACCAGCACGATCTGGACGCTTCCTATTTGTCGCAGATCCTCAATGGTCATAGAGGCTTGGGCGAGAAAGCTGCGCTCAATCTTGAGCAGAAAATCGGCTTGGCACCTGGCGTTCTGGTTAACCCGGGCAACTACGGTTCCAACGTCATCGAGGGCGAGTTCACCCGCCATGAGATCGTTCGGGAACATTCCCCTGCTTACCAAGCGATGCTAGGAACCGCCTCACCTAGGGCGATTGCAATCATCGATAAGCTGGCCAGAGCCGCGGCTAAGGGCAAGCTTCAGGAGTCGGATTTGGTGTTGCTGGAAGGCATCGCCGGCCTCCTCGAAAAAGCCCACTCCGAAAAGCCATAAACCCCAGATAGCAAAAGCCCGGCGCTAGGCCGGGCTCTCTCCTTCTACTTCAGCAAGTCCTCTTCCCTGTCCTGCCACATAGCCTGCAGCTTGGTCAGTCCCTTGCCGGTAATCAGCGTCGAGCACGTCGGGATCGTGCCATCTATTGGATGCTCATAGGTACCCAGTTTTACATCCAGCAAACCAGCTTCGATCTTCGCTTGGTACGGCTCGTTGGTCCTCGTCACCCAACCCTCCTTGCGCATGAACCGCATTAACCGAGTGCGACCAGTACCGATGATCTTCGCCGCTTGGGCTGCGTTATAGGTTTTGAGCGACACCGTGACCATGTCATGAAAGGCCACCTTCGGCGCGTCCTGCTCAACCTTCACTTCTAGATCGTGGTTCTCTTTTGAAAGCTCAATGTTGTCCGCCTCCAGCGCGACGACCTTCGTCACGTTTTCGGTGAGCAGCGCAAGGAGTGTTCGGGGATCGCTCAATGCAGTTGCGTAGTCAAAGGCCGGCTTAGCAATTTGCTCTTCCAACTCTTGCCAGCGGTCAACCAGGCGAGCGGTGAACTCCGGGCAGAGCTGGGCGACCACAATGAAGCTGTCACGCTTGTTTACCAAGTACTCCTGAACAACCACTCCATTCCCTGATTTGGGCCCATCCACCAACGGTGGCCGGGAAATGATGCTCTTCTCTATCAGGCGCTCGATGGTGCGTTTCACGCTATCGTGCCGAGCGCTGACCAGATCCGCGATTTCTTGCGAGGACATGGTGCTCGACACGGTCTGTTGAATCTGAAAATGTGCCGCAACTCCTATATGCCCGTGCTGACCAGACGAAATCATTGCGCTCTCTCCAGGCCGGTTTGGACAGAGTCGATAACCGCTTTAGCGGATACTGCTGCCCGAAGAAACGACCAAGCGTTGATAGGCGGAATAGCGTCTGCCCCCATCGCCATGAATTCAAGCTGCCCTATAAGCTCACTTAGGATACAGGAAGCTTCCCCAAGGGCATCCACTGCCGGGACGCCAGGACTGATCGAGAACAATTCCTGCCGTTCAATGTTGCAAGGGGTGAAAGAGCTATCAACGGTAACCGGCAGCTTGATAGCGCCAGCATTGAGTTTTTCCTGTGATGCCGTATTCTGTTTCATGTGGTTGACCTCGAAATTAATCACATCTGAGCCCCGGCGTTTGCAGACGCCGGGGCTTTTTCGTTTGAAGCACTCTCTTCTTCCTGACGTGTCCTTTCCTTCGCCAGCCTAAACACGATCTCTGCGGACTGGGAGCGTCGATTCGATTGCGCCTGCTCCCCAAGCCACTGCTTTAAATCTTCTGGAAGACGCACTTTTAACTGATGCTGAATACACAATCTCACCACCCTCCAAAGTGGACCACCGTGGTCCTATCCACATAGAACCACGGTGGTCCCATTGCTGTCAACACCACCGTGATCCATCATCTACCGCATGAGCAGAGAAGATTCGCAATTCAAACTACGCATGCCCGCAGACCTTCGAGAAAAAATCGAAGATGCTGCTCGAGAGGCAAAGCGCTCCTTAAATGCTGAGATAGTCGCTCGCCTTGAGGATAGTGTCTTTGAAGCACCAACCTCTGTGGAGCTCTTACCTGCTAGCAAAGCAAAGGAGCTCTCCGCACGCGCTCGGCGCAACCTTTCTGAAACACTTCGCGAAGTCCTTTTGGAGGATCTAAACGAGGCAGTCATGCGAGGTCTCAGCAGCACGACGGTAGAGCTCGTTGGATATAACCTAGATTCCATGACCTCGGGAGAGCGTGAGGAAATCTTCGGAGGGATCGAACAGGAACTCACTGACTCTGGTTACAAGCTATCGTGGGCTGGTGATGTGATCGTTATTTCGTTCTGACCTTCTTTGAAATGGTGCAGAGGTTACAAAAGACATTCAATCCCTATCCCCCTCCTAACACATCTTGGATGTCAAGTAAGGTGAAGCCTCAGTCGGGGCTCTCTGGAACATGAAACTACCTGGCAGTGGGTCGTGGAAGCTAAATATAGATTCCGAAGTTTCTTCTACGCCCATGGCCTGCGGATAGGAGAAATATTGCCGGGTCTATTGAGCTAATGGAAGTAGTGACATGCTGACATGTCACTATGTCATATAGGTCCCCTGTTAGAGGTCAGGTTGGCCATCAGGCTTGATCGCGCCGGCCAACTCTGCGGCCTTCCTGTCATTTGGAATACCCGCCCGCTCCGCTATAAAAGCTCTAACCTGCTTCTGAAGAGGTGGCCGATCTAGATCGAAATCCATCCAGAAATGCTCTGCTGCCAGCTTCATTGCACGAAGCAATTTTGTTGAATAAGGGAACTTCTCACCTACATTTTCTATTTTTAAGGTCAAACTCGATTGCTGCTGGGTCTCAAGCGACATCTTCAGTTCAGAGTTTTCTTTTGATAGAGCAAGATTTTCATTCTCTAGCTGAGTCAATCGCCGCTCAACAATCTTAAGCCTAGCTTCATCAAAATCTGACAAGCTTGTAGCTCCACCGGAACGACGAGATTCCACATCAACTACTTCAGGGATAGGCCATATAATATTGTTTTTTTCAAACCACCCAACTACTTCGAACAGATTTATCTTCTGATCGATTCCAAGAATTTTGGGCCTATCGTCCTCATCTGTTAAGGAAATATGATTATTATCAAATCCCTCTCGCAAACTTTTAACGATGATTGGACGCTTATAGTTATAGGTTTCCAAAAGGACACTAATCTCTCTAGGAGTTGCCCTCCAAACACAAGCCAGAATAGAAAGCTTACGATCGCCAACCTTTGGGTTTATACGCCAGCCATTCTCTATTCCACTACCAGTTAGCAACTCCCAAACATTGTGCTTAAACCCATAACGCAAGCTTTCATCTGCCACCACAAAGAAACTATCACTAAGCCCTGTCAACCTTTGTTCGCGATAGTCTGAAGAGCCGGCTATTTGTTCGAGTAAACTCAAAGAATATTTAGAGTCATCATCTACAGGCAGACCTGTCGTATCTAGCTTCTGCGGCACCAATAAACCATTCACTGACTGAAAACAGCCGAGCACAACCTGCGCGGACTCCTGCAATGACAACACGGTTTTTTCATCTGAAAAAGCAACGCTTACGAGCAAGTCAGCAACGCAAACAAATTTCCCAAAAATTCTATCCAAAAAGTCGGACGCACCCATTTCCCTGACCCCAAACCCATCGGCTCTTATGATTCCAATAGCGTCCAGTCTATCGCCGGTTAGCAAAATGTAATAGCTGAGGAGTGAGCTTGCGAAACGAAGCGTGTCGCCAAGGATGCGCTAGGCTTAAGTAAGATTTTCTGAAACCTGATGGATAGAGCTGTTAAACAAGGAGAATTTCCGTGGCGCATGCGCATATAACAAAAAACTCAGCCATCGCACTAGCAGTCACATACGCGTTCGTTCACTCAAATACATCCTTCGCTGAGCCAAAATTCGCGATCGCTGGTGTCGGCGCCCTATCGTGTGGCCAGTACCTAAGGCCCCCTTCAGTCAGTAAGGAGATGTCTGACGCCATGGTTGTAACATGGATACAGGGCTACTTGAGTGGAACCAACACTCAACGATTTATGGATAGCGAAACGAGCATGAAAAAGCAGCCAGACGGAGAGACAATGACGGCCTTCGTCGATAAATATTGCCGTGATCACCCACTGGAAACCGTCTACCAAGCATCTATGAATTTGGATCAAAGCTACTAGGACTCGTAGAATCATATGCCCGTGATTGAACGGGCTTCTATACGTCATGAAAACCGTCTCTCAGTACCTGTTGCTAATGGTGGTTTAGCTGCGCAGAGTGATACGGTCGCCCT